ATTTTTTGATACAGATTTAAACAAAGCATTTAGTGATAGAATATGTGCAGCTGTAGATCCATTTAATCAATTAGCTTTATGGTTATATCCATCAGCTTCTAATACATCTAATACAACTGGTATTTGTGATAAAGTTTTAATTTATAATTATGCTACTCAAAAATGGTCAACTGCTGAAGCTAGTGCAAGTACGATATTTTCACAATTCGTTGGTGCTTACACAGTTGAACTAATGGATATTATTTCAGAAAACTTAGACAATATTAATATTGCTTTAGATACTGACTTTTGGAATGGTGGACAATTATTATTAGGTGCAATAGATAACAATTATAAAGCTGCAATTTTCTCAGGTACTGCAAATGAAGGTGAAATAGAAACTTCAGAAATAGAGTTGTTTCCTGGACTAAGATCGAATATAACAGGAATTAGACCAATAGTAGATGCAACAGCTACAGTTACTATTAAAACTAGAGATAGATTAGCAGATACCGCTAATGAGTCTAGTTTAGCTAGTATGAACTCTACAGGAATAAATCCAGTCAGACAATCTGGTAGGTATGTTAAAATTAATGTAAAAATACCTAGTGGTGGAGTTTGGAAAGATGCTCAAGGAATTGATCTAGTTGCCTCAAGAGGAGGGTTGCGATGACAGATAAAAGTGATATAGATAATGTTAGATACAGTTTTGAAACTCAAGAGTTCTTTCAAAGACAAATTGAAGAAGCTATTAACACATTAGTAAATGAAAAGAACCAAGAAAACAATAAAGCATACGCTTGGTTTATAGGAGATTAAAGTGGCAGGAATAAAAGATTACTCAACAACAAATTTAAATAACACATCATTAAATGGTATTTCAGTTGCAGAAGGAATGCTTCCTTCTCAACTTAATAATGCAATTAGAGCATTAATGGTTAATACTAGATAATGGTTTAATGATTCTCAATGGGTTGAATATGGAGATGGAGATGGAGCTTATACTGCTGCTTACGCATCAGCTACTTCTTTTACAATTGCTGGTGTTGATGTAACTCCAATTTACCATGAAGGCAGAAGAATAAAATTAATAGCTAGTACACCTGGAACTATTTATGGAACAATTAGTTCTTCAACTTTTTCAACTAACACAACTGTTAATGTAACTTGGGATAGTGGTTCATTATCTAATGAAGCAATCACTAATGTTTATATTGGTGCTTTATCAAAAACAAATAATTCTTTACCAACAGGTGTTATTGCTACTGCAACTTTAGCAGATGGTTCAGTTACTACAATCAAGATTGCTGATAGTGCAGTTACTACTGCAAAGATAAATGATGCTGCTGTAACTAATGCTAAACTTGGTGCAGACTCTGTTAATGGTTCTAAGATTGCAGATGATAGTATAAACTCAGAACATTATGTTGATGGTTCAATAGACACAGCTCATATTGCAGACTCACAAATCACAACTGCTAAAATTGCAAACTCAAATGTAACTACAGCAAAAGTTGCAGACAGTAATATTACCACAGCAAAAATAGCTGATAGTAATGTAACTACAGCTAAGATAGCAGATTCAAATGTCACAACAGCTAAAATTGCTGCTGATGCAATTGATGGAACTAAAATAGCTGACGATAGTATTAATAGTGAGCATTATGTAGATGGATCTATAGACACACAACATATTGCTGATTCTCAAATCACTACTGCAAAGATTACTGACTCTAATGTAACAACTGCCAAGATTGCCGATTCAAATGTTACGACTGCAAAGATCGCAGATAGTAATATTACAACTGCTAAAATTAATAATGATGCTGTTACAATAGATAAAATTGCAGATGCAGTTATTGTAACTAATGCTGAAGCATCAGGACATACACCAGATGATGTTACATTCTTAACTACATCAGCAAGTGATAGTTTATATTTTAGACAAGATAGTTCTGAAACAATTAACTCAGGTCAAACTTGGTCTGGTTCAGATTCTTTTATTGCAACTACTGCTGCTATAGATGCTAGAGTAATTGATTTAGTAGATGATGTTGGAGGATTTTTTCCAATATCAAGCGAAACAAATTTTCCAAATACAAACCCAGATGTAAATGATGGTGCTGGTACAATTGTATCCATTAAAGAAATGGCAACTACAAGAACTCCAAGTGGAGGAACAGTTACTATTGCTGGTGGTACAGTTGGAGGATCTACTGTAACTATTACAGGATGTGGTTCTACAGTTTTAACTGCTGGTTTTGGTGTTCTTGTTGAAACAAGTTCAACTTTAAATACTTATACTTTTCATAGATTAGTTCCAAAGGCAACTGAAGTTACAACTGTTGCCGCTATTTCATCTGATATTACTGCTGTTGCAGGTATAACATCTGATGTATCAAGCGTTGCTGCAATAGATACAGATGTAAGTTCGGTAGCTGCTATTGATAGTAATGTTACAACAGTTGCTGGTTCAATTTCAAATGTTAATACAACAGCAGCAAATATTACTGATGTAAATACTTTTGCAGTTAGATATAGAATAGGATCAAGTAATCCAACTACTTCATTAGATGAAGGAGATTTATTTTTTAATACTACTGACAATGAACTAAAATTTTACAATGGTTCTGCTTGGTCAACTATTCAAGGTGGAATATCAAATGTAGTAGATGATGTAACTCCACAATTAGGTGGAAACCTAGATTTAAACTCAAACAATATAACAGGTACAGGAAATATTGATAATGTAGGTACAATCACTACAGATGGATTAACTGTTGCTGGTAATGTTAGTGTAGATGGTGGCACAATCAAACTAGATGGTAATTATCCTGTAGGAACAAATAACGTAGCTTTAGGAGATGGTGCTTTAGATGATGGAAGTTTAAGTGGTGGCTACAATGTTGCTATAGGTTCAAGTGCATTAACATCTAACACTACAGGAATACAAAACATAGCAGTTGGTTTTGATTCTCTAGGCGATAATACAACAGGAAGATATAATACAGGTTTAGGTCATGGTGCTTTAGCATTGAATACCACAACTTGTTATAATACAGCAGTAGGTTATGCTTCACTTAATAATAATACAGGTTCAAATAATACTGCATTAGGTACGTCATCACTTCAATCTAACACAACAGGTTCAGAAAACACAGCTGTTGGTAGAGAAGCATTAAAAGTAAATACTACAGGTGCGTCTAACACTGCTATGGGAGAAGAAGCACTTAAAAATAATTCAACAGCATCTAACAATACAGCAATCGGTAGATGTGCTTTACATTTAAATACTACAGCAAGTGATAACACAGCCGTAGGTTATCTATCTTTATGTACTAATACAACAGGAACATTAAATACAGGAATAGGTACTTGTTCACTTCAACGTAATACAACAGGTTCTAATAATACAGGATTAGGTAGAAATTCTCTTTTTAATAACACCACTGCAAATAATAATACTGGAATAGGTTATAGGTCATTAAATGAAAATACTACAGGTGCATCTAATACAGCAATAGGTTCTGATGCTTTATTTAACAACACAACAGCTTCTAATAACACAGCAATAGGATTGTGTGCTTTATGTGCTAATACGACAGCTAATAATAATACAGCAATTGGTAGTTTTTCAATAGCATCAAACACAACAGGAACTAGCAATACAGCAGTAGGTTATTCATCTTTATATAGTAATACAACAGCAGATAGCAATACAGCTTTTGGTCATGTTACTTTACAATTTAATACAACAGGTGCTAGTAATACTGCTGTTGGTAGAGGTGCTTTACAATGTAACACCACAGCTGACAACAATACAGCTGTGGGATTTTGTTCTTTAAGAAATAATACGACAGGTACAAATAACACAGCAGTTGGTTCTTGTTCTTTATGTGCTAACACAACAGGCTGTTCTAATAGTGCTTTTGGTATACGTTCTTTACAAAACAATACGACAGGATTCAGAAATACAGCACTTGGATATAATGCTTTACTATATAATACTGAGGGTTCAACCAATGAAGCCATTGGTTATCAAGCCTTGAGAGACAACACTACTGGCAGTGGAAATATTGCGCTAGGTTCAAGGTCTCTAGAATCTAACGAAACAGGTGTTAATAATATAGCGATTGGTATTTCATCTCAATTAGTTGCTACAGGAAACAACAATATTGCAATCGGTTGTGGTTCAATGATTAATACCACAACACCAAATGATAATACTGCTGTAGGTTTTAGAACAATGCAAGGGAATACTACAGGGTGTCGAAATTCTGCTTATGGTAGTCTTTCTTTATGTAAAAACACTACAGGAGATAGAAATACAGCATATGGTTATGCTTCTTTATTTTCTAATACAACAGCTTCAAACAACACAGCTGTTGGTTTCTGTTCATTAAATGCTAATACGACAGGTATTTGTAATGTATCTGTGGGTGCTTTTTCTTTACTTTCTAATCAAACAGGAACTAATTTAACTGGCATAGGGTTTAATACTTTAAAATCAACCACAGTAAGTGATAACACAGCAATCGGTAGAGATTCTATGTGTGCAAACACAACTGGTTCATCTAATACAGCAGTAGGAGTTAATTCGTTAAAAACTAATACGACAGGTACACAAAACATAGTTATGGGTCAAGCATCATTAGATGCTAATACGACAGGAAGCTGTAATACTGCAATAGGAAGAAGTGCTTTAGGTTCTAACACAACAGCTTCTAACAACACAGCAGTTGGTTATGAAGCTATGTGTGATAATACTACAGGACATTCAAACACTGCTTTTGGATACTCTGCTTTATGTGATAACACTACAGGGATTGGTAATACTTCGATTGGTTGGAGAGCAATGTTTAGAAATACTACTAATGGGTGTAACACAGCAGTAGGTTATCAAGCTCTATCATTTAATTATCAAGGAGAAGGAAATACAGCTTTAGGTGCTTGTACTTTAAGAACTGCTGGTCAAGGAGTTACTTCAAGTAATAATACAGCAGTAGGTTTCATGGCATTACAATCTACTGATTCTGGAGATAATAATACAGCTGTAGGTTTTTGTTCTTTAGAATCAAATACATCAGCTTCTAATAACACAGCAGTAGGTTATAATTCACTTTGTGCTAATACGACAGGAACAGCTAATTTAGCAGTGGGTACTTGTGCTTTAAAAAATAATACAGCAAGTTATAACACAGCATTAGGTACAGGTGCTGGTGTAGCTACTACAACAGGAGCTCAAAATACTGTTGTTGGATTTCAAGCATTAAGAGAAAATACTACAGGTGGAAATAATGTTGCTGTTGGACTTTATGCATTACAACAAAACACAACAGCTTCAAATAATACAGCTGTTGGTTTAAGTTCTTTATCTGCTAATACGACAGGAATTCAAAACGTAGCAATTGGAAAAGATGCTTTATTATCTAACACAACAGCACAGGATAACACAGCAGTAGGTTATCAATCTTTATGTGCTAACACTACAGGTCAGTTTAATATAGCAATCGGTAAACTTTCATTATGTTCTAATACAACAGCATCTAATAATATAGCTTTAGGTAATGCTTCTTTAAAGTCTAACACTACAGGTACTCAAAACTCTGCATTAGGAAGAAGTGCTTTATATTCTAACACCACAGCTTCCAACAACACAGCTGTAGGTTATGAATCTTTAGTAGCTAATATAACAGGTAATAAAAACATAGCAGTAGGAACTCAATCTCTATATAATAATACTACAGCCTCAAACAACACAGCAGTAGGTTTTGAATCTTTAAAAGCTAATACGACAGGTGCAAATAACACAGCACTAGGTCATATAGCTTTATGTTCTAATACAACAGCTTCTGATAGTGTTGCTGTTGGAGATTATGCACTTAGATCAAACACAACAGGTGCAAATAATGTTAGTATAGGTGTTAATGCATTGGGTTCTAATACAACAGCTTCTTGCAATACAGCTGTTGGTAGAAGTGCTTTAGCAGCTAACACAACAGGTACACAAAATACTGCAGTAGGTTGGTCTGCGTTAAATGATGTTACAACAGGAAATTATAACGTAGGAGTTGGTAGAGGAGCAGCTTCTGTTGTTACTACAGGAAGTAATAATACAGCAATGGGTTATAATGCTGGTGGAAGTTTAACAACTGGTCAAGAAAATTTATTATTAGGGGTAAATGCAGGTAAATCAACATCTCCATTTACAGTAACAACACAAGGTTGTAGAATTGTTCTTGGTCATAACAGTATTACTAATGCTTATGTAAAAGTTGCTTGGACAGTAACTTCAGATTTAAGAGATAAAACAGAAATTGCAGATGTACCTCATGGTTTAGGTTTTGTAGATAAATTAAAACCAGTTAGTTTTAAATTTAAAAAATCAAGAGAAGATGATACTCCACATGGTACTAAACATTATGGATTTTTAGCACAAGACATACTTGAACTTGAGGGAGACAACAATGTTATTATTGATAATGAACAACCAGAAAAACTAAAATACAAAGGCGAACATTTAGTTCCTGTATTAGTCAATGCAATAAAAGAGTTGAAAAAAGAAATAGACCTATTAAAAAACAAATAATGAATACATATGTAGTAGAGGGTGGTGTTGGAAAATGCACAGCTTTTACCTCTTTAATCCCAAAGCTAAAACAAAAATCCGAAGTACAAATATACACACCTTACATAGATTGCTTTGCAAATAACCCAGATGTAAAACTTGTTCTTGAACAAACATTACCTTTGCAAGACCCAAGAATAATGGCATCTGATAATATCTATTATTGCGAACCTTACAAATCTAATTTTCAATTTGGTAAGCAACATATTATTGAAAGTTATTGTGAGCATCATAATGTTAAATTTGATAAATCTATGACACCTAAATTATATACAGAACAACATAAAGCATCTGTTAATAAATGGTTAGGAGATAATAATATTGGTAAATATATTTTAATTCAATTTTCTGGTGGACAACCACAGATGGGATTTAATGCAAACAATCAATATACAAATATAAATCCTAATAGAAATTATCAACCATTCTTAGCACAACAAGTTATTAATATGTTAAGAGAAGAATATCCAGATACAACTATTATTAATTGTGTGTTACCTAACGAACCATATTATCAAGGTACAATTAGATGTGATTTACATTGGTCACAGATACATGAATTATTAAAAGGTGCAGAGGGTTTTATAAGTATAGATAGTTGCCTACAACATTTTTCAGCATCAGCAGAAAAGCATGGTGTTGTAATATGGGGTTCAACTAGATGGACACAGTTTGGCTATTCACATAACAAAAACCTACAATTCCACATGAAAGATAAATGGAATGAAACAAAATTCATTGATAGTGACCCTAGAAACAACATGGTTGAACCTAAATTAATTATTGATGAATACAAAAAACTTGATAAAACTAAACCAGTTGCCTGTGCAACACAATAATAGGAGACAATTATGGAAGACGAAACAAGAAATGCAGAACAATTAGCACAAGACTATACAGCTATGGGTCATTCTGTAGATTTAATCAATGGTATCATTGATGGAACGCAAATGGCAGATGAATCTACTGAAGATAAACAAGATGCTGTAAGAAGAAACAAAGAACATCTTGAGTTAATGGTAGCAAAAGATGATTGGGGTTCTGAAGATATGACTTCAGTTAATTCAGCAATCGCATCAGCTACAACTTACTTAGGATAATTTATGAACTTTAAATTTGACGACAAAGACTACGATAGCGATAAGCTATCTGATAAAGGTAAATTATATTTAGGTAAATTACAAAATATAACTGCTAAAGAACAACAATTATCTTTAGAGTTTCAAGATTTAAATATTTTAAAATCTAAATATACTGAGCTGTTAAAAGCTGAACTTCCTAAAGATGAGGAAGTAAAAGAAGATAAGGCAGAAGTTAAATAAGTTTAATAATTCTAAATGGCTAATATATATAAAAACGCACAGTTTAATTTAACTACTACTGCTAAGACAGATGTATATACAGTACCTACAAGTAGAACAGCTTTAATGAAAGTTGTTCATACAGCTAATTATGGAGCAGGAAATACTGTAGTAAAAGGATATATATATGATAGTTCTGCATCAACAGAATATCAAATAGATCAACATACTATAGCTGCTGGTAGCTCACAAGATTTAGGTGATGGAGTTTTAGTTTTAGAGTCAGGAGATATATATAGATTAGAAGCAAGTGGTGCTAATTCTATTAGTGGCAGTTGTTCTATATTAGAAATATTTGACGAAAAGAGTGCATAATTATATTGTTGTTTTTATCAATAATATAATATATTTATGAATTTAGTACGAATACCAATTCAAGAACTTGATAAAGTTTGGAGTATGATTGAAAAGGATATTAAATCAGCTCTTGCATACTCAAGTCAACTTACCGATTCAGATTTTGTTTTTGACCTTGCTAAAGAAGGAAAATTCCAAATTTGGGTACTATGGGATAAAGAACAAAAAAAGACTGAGCAAAAGTATTTTGGTGTCGTAGTTACTGAATTGATAAAAAGAAAATTTGGTAAAGTTTGTCATATCTATATTATGACTGGCAGACAAAGACATAAGTGGCAACACTTAATTAGTGAAGTAGAAAATTTTGCTAAAGAAGAAGGTTGCAATATGATGGAACTGATTGCTAGACCAGGATGGCAAAGAGTTTTAAATTTATTTGATTACAAACGAACCCATGTAGTCTTAGAAAAAAAAATTAAACAGGAGAATAAAATATGAGTTTTGGCGGAGGATCTTCAGGAGGAAGCACAACATCAGAAGTAACACCTTATTCAGCAGCAGAACCACAATTAGGTCAAATTTTATCTGAAGCACAACAGTTATATGGTCAAGGTGTTGGTGCAGCAGGATATGTTCCACCTACTCAACAAACCTTAACTGGTCTTGCAGGACAAGAAGCATTAGGCACAGCTGCTCAACAACAAATGGCAGCAACATTAGGTGGTCAATATTTAAATCCTTTCTTAGCTCCCTTAATACAAAAAACTGGTGCTGATATTGCAACATCAGTTCAATCACAATTTTCAGGTGCTGGTAGAACACCAACAAGTCCTATGGCACAACAACAAGCATTATCACAAGTAGCACAAGCTGCTTTACCTTTAGCTTTTCAAGAATATGGAACTGAAAGAGGAAGACAATTAGGTCTTGCTACTCAACTTCCTTCAGTATTCCAAACTGGTCAACAATTAGAAGCTATTCAAAGACAACAACAATTAGCTCCAGCTCAAGCATTACAACAATACGCAGGTTTCGTATCACCAATTGCTTCTGGTTTTCCAACAACTGTAGGATCACAACAAGTACAAGCTAATCCATTTTCTACTACATTAGGTGGTGCTTTAGTTGGTTCTCAATTAGGAACAGTTGCTGGTATTCCAGGTGCATTACTTGGCGGTGGTTTAGGATTATTAGGAGGACTGTTATAATGGATAAATTAAGAAAAATTTATTACGATCTTGAAACTAAAGTAAAAGCAAAACCTACTAAACATATTATTGCTTTATATATTTTAGTTATCATTTCAATTATTCTATAAGGAGTTTATATGAGTTCAGGTGCAGGTGGCGGATCTGGTGGTGGTAATGGTGGCGGATCATCCACTAAACCTTCTGCTCCTCCAGGTGGCGGAGCTACATCATTAGGTTCAGGTAGAGATTATTCTCCTCCTTCATCTCCTATTGGAGGTGGAGGTGGCGGTGGTGGTAGAGATTACTCACCTCCAACTGTTGTTGCACCTGTAGTTTCAACTCCACAAGAAACCTATGATCCAGGACAAGCATATCAAGAAGCTATAGAAAAAATATATTCAGAACCTGTTGTTGTACCTGTAGTATCAACTCCACCTGTTGCACCTCCATCAATATTAAATCCACCAACTATAGATAATTCAATAAATACTGCTGTTGCTCCACCATCTGTTTTAAGTCCACCTCCAGACACAAGAGAACAATATTCTACTGAAACTCAATATCAAACAACTCCACAAGCATTAGGTCTAGTTGATGCTGAAGATGAATATTTAGCACCTGATCCAGAACACTTTAATAAAACACAAAAAGAAATTAATAAAAAAATTAATGAATCTAAAAAAGAAGGTAATTATGATGTTGAATTAACTAAGGAAGAATATGAACAATTTAATAAAGATTTAAATGAATATTATGGAACTGAAGATGTTAAATACGAACCTTATGGTAGAGCTGGTAAAGGAACTGTAAATCTTGCATTTGGTGAACATTGGCAAAATTTAGGAATGCAATATCCAGCTTTAAAGTTATCTCCTACTGCTAGATTTTTAGGAGCTTTAGGTAGAAATGTAAATGAATATTTAACAAGTGATTATGGAACTGGTCAATATGGTGGTGCTGGAACTATGGGTAGCAGTTATGCTGTTGATAGAGGTGGATTACTAGGTAGATTGGGAATGACTTCTGGAACTGGTGGACAAGATGGTATGATTGATACAGGTGGTGATGCCACTACAACAACTCAACCAACTACAACTGCACCTACTACAACCTTACCGCCATCTATGGTAAATCAATATTTTGCTAATATGGGAGATATGGGAAATGCTTTAAGTTCTCAATTGCAAACAGATTATAATAATGCTAAAAATAGTATTAATAGCATTTTGGGTATTACACCCCCAAGTCAGCAATTTGGCTATTCTGCTGATCCCTATGGCGGTTTAATGGCTAGTAATTTAACAACCAACCCATATAATATAGATTATTTAAGGAGATTAGGATTAATATAATGATAAACAATTTAAGAAAAAGATATGAACAATTACAAGGTTTATTAAATACTGGTATGAATCAATCTGGTGGACTTTTAGGTAATATACCTCAAGGTGCTATATTAGGTTCAGCAATATTTGGTCAAGGTATTCAAGGTAAAGATCCTTTTTCTGCTTTACTTCCTGCTGCTATGCAAACAGCACAATTACAAAAATATTTAACTCCTAAAGAATCTTTTAGACAATTAACTGATGCTGAAAAACAATTAAGAGGATTGCCAATTGATAAACAATTTCAGATTGGTGCAAATAATAAAATTATGCAAATAGGAGGTTCTGGAACAAATGTAACTGTTAATACTCCACCTCCAGAAACTTCTGAAGAAAAAGAATTAGGTAAAATATTTGGTGAAGAATTTAGAGATATTAATAAAGCAGGAAATTTAGCAAATATTAATGACCAAAAACTAGATATTTTAATGACTTTAAATGAAAGTGAAAATCTAGAATCTGGAAAATTTGGGGAATTAAGAACAGAGGTACAAAAATTTGCTGAGGAATTTGGTTTTGATCCAGGATTACAAGACACAACTGTTGCTGAATTAGTTGCTGGTGTATCTGGGGGATTGGTTTTAGATGGATTGCAAAAATTTTCTGGAGCTATTTCTGATGGAGAAAGAAATTATACAAAATCAATAACAGCAGGTTTATCAACTACGAAAGAAGGAAATAGATATTTATTACAAATAAACAAAAGACAAAATGAATTAGCAAAAGAATTTAGTAATGTTGCTAATGAATGGATTAGTAGAAATGGTGGTTTATCTAAAAAAGATAAAGAACTAGGTTCTTGGGGATCTTATAAAAAAAAATGGCATGAAGCTAATCCATTAATCAATCCTGAAATGAAAACAAAATTAACAGAATTATCTAAAACAGTAGATCCAGAATTTGCTAACAATATAATTACTAGAAAAAATGGTAAAAAATATGTCTATATAAATGGTAATTATGAAGAATTAAATTATTAAGGTTAATATGGCAGTAACTGATCCAAAATTAATCAAAGAACTAGACGAACTAAGATTAAAAAATGTTAAATCTGATATTAAAGGTAGTGGAAAACAGGTTACTGATCCAGATTTAATTAAAGAATTAGACGATATAAGATTACAAAATACTTTTAAAGGTAAAATAACAAAAGCATCTAATGCAGTTGCTGATTTTTTTTCTGGAACAAAAAAAACAGAATTTCCTGATATGCCAGAAATAGGAGAATATACTGGTGAAGGTTCATTAGCTGTAGCAACTGGATTATTAATCACCCCAAATCAAAAATCTCAAGCACAAATAATTCAATCACAAATTCCAGATTCTAAAATATTTAAAGATAGATTTGATAATCTTATTGTTACTATGCCAGATGGTAAAAATTTTTATCTTAATAAACCAGGTGCTTCTCAACAAGATGTTTTACAAACTACTTCACAAATACTATCTTATATTCCAGGTTACTCTTGGGCGATGAAAAAAGCAGGTAAATCTTATTTTAAAAAAGCTATGCTTTCAGGTGTTACTGGTGGTGGAACATCTTTAGCTCAAGATATTGCAGTAATGCCTTTAGGTAGTAAAGAAATAGATGTAACAAGAGCAGCTATATCTTCAGCAGTTCCTGTAGTATTTGAGGGTGTTGTTAGTCCAGTAGTAGGTGGGGTATGGAAAAAAATTATGGGTAATCCAAGTTTTACAAAAACAATTACAAAACTAGAAAATGGAAAAGAGGTTAAACAACTTGTTTTAAATAAAAGAGGTGAAAAAGCAGCAGAGGCAGCAGGAATAGATGTAACAAAAGTTAATGAAAAATTTATAAAAGAATTTACAGAAAAATTATCACAAGGCGAAACACCAGCTATTGCTGGATCACAAGCAGGTGCAGGTAAATTTGAATTCAATCTTTCAAGAGCACAAGCAGCAGGAGATGAGGAAGGTATTGCTTTATTATTTGAAGCAGCTAAAGGTAGTTATGGTAAAGAACCTCAAATTCAAGCACAAGCATTTTTAAAACAACAAGGTATTGATATAGAAAATTCAGCATCTAATCTTATTAAAAGATTTGATAAAGGACAATTTGATATAGAAACAATTGAAGAAGCTGGTCAAAATATAATTCAAGGTTTAGAAAAAAGATTTACTACTGCATCAAATAATGTTGAAACAGCTTATAATTTTATAGATAAAGATGGTGTATTTCAAGCATCCAATAGTAACATAGATGAACTTATTGCATCAGTTTCTAAAGGGATTAAAGAAAAAACAGGTATAATTGATAAAGAACTTACTCCAGCAACTGTAAAAGCTCAAAAAGTAATTAAAGATTTTGTAACTAAATACAAACCTAAAAAAATACCTAAAAACGAAAAAAAAATAAAAAAAATAAAACCTGCTACTTTTAATGAATTTATAATTATGAATAGAAAATTAAATTCCATATATAAGGCAGGATCTAATAATACAGATAGAGCTGGTGTTAATGCTGTAATTAAAGAGTGGAAAAAATTTGTAGATGATAATGTTGACAATATTTTATTTAGTCCTGATAAAGGTGGAGTTGAGGCTTTAAAAAAAGCAAATCAACTAGCTAGTGAAAAATTTAAATTATTTGACATTAATGATATTAAAGTAAATGGATTAAAAATTAATGATAAAGCTGGTAAAGTTGTTATGAAAATATTAAATGATCCAGATATAACTCCAAATAAAGCAATTGACTATATTTTTGGTAGAGCAAATTTAGGAAAATCAAGCGATTCGATGTCTATAATAAAAAGATTAAAAACTGTATTTGGTGTAGAAAATAAAGAGTTACAAAAACAAGCATCAAAAAATAAAGATTTTCAATCATTAAGAACAGCTTCTTGGGAAAAATTAGTTAGAGATTCTAGTAAAAATGGTAAATTTAGTTCTAAATCTTTTTACAATAATTGGAAAACTTTAAAACAAAAAAACAAAGATTTACTTGAAGAATTATTTGAACCAAAAGAAATAAAATTGATAGATGAATTTGCTGATGAAGTAGAAAAAACATTTAAAGGAAGTTTAGTAAATGCTTCTAATACAGCTTCTGCCATGTCAAGAATCATACAACAAGTCGGCAGAGGTCTAGGTGGAATTTTAGGATTTAAATTTGCTAATATTCAAGGTTTATTAGTTTTTAGAGGTGCATTTGATAGAGCAAGAGATATTATTTCACAAAAATCTGCTGCTAATCTAGTTAATAGAGAATTATCACCTTTATTTGGATCTACTGCTAGTCCAAAAATTTCAGCTCCATTAACTGCTGGTGTTAATCAATTAATTGAAAAATATAGAATAAGAGGTGCAAATCAATTACCAGAAAGTTTAGCAAACAGATATAGTAGATATTAATTATGGACAATTTATCTTTAGAAAACGAAAAAAAGATTATTAAACTTGAAGGCGAATTGAGCTTGATTCACCACAAGATAGACACTATAAAAGATAACCACCTACATCATATAGATTTAAGGATAAACAATATATATAAAATATTATGGTTCGTAGCAGCACTAAGCATAACAAGTCTAGTAAATCTAGTGCTGACTCTAATAAGATAATCTCTGACAGACAAAAGAAAACATCAATTAAAGGAACTGTAGGCGAATACGAAGCAATCGCAAAGCTGACAAGAGAAGGATATTATGTCGCCAAAAGCTGTGATCCTGCTTGTCCTTTTGATATTGTTATCGTTGATAAAAATGGTAAAATACAACTCATAGATATAAAAACAAATACCTACTATAAAAAATTTAGAGGTAAGAAATTAAAAGATAAGCCTAAAGGCTCATATAAAATTCATAGAAGTCCTACAAAACAACAGAAGAAGTTAGGCATAAAGTTAATGATGGTAGATTATGATTGATAATATTATTTATAGATTGTTCGGAATGATGGATAGATTTTTTGGTTATCTATTTGATAAGTTCATATCTGACGATCCAAGACTTAAAAAGAAAAAGAAAAAAAAATGAGAGATACTAAAGTTCTAGAGTCGTTCAAGAAACACACAGAAAAGAAATTAAAAGAGATGAATATATTTAAAAATCTTAAAAAAGAAGTAGAACATGGTGCTAATGGTACTCAAGACTATGTAATTAAAAAAGGTATTAACAAAGGCAAAGTAGCTAAATAATTTATGAGGATAAATATGAACTATTACTTTACAGGGATGTTGATATTAGGATTTGTGTTTTTAGCACTTTGTATGAAACCA